CTGGAAGACGACACCCTCGAGGAGTACTCCGACAAGGTGAAGAAGCGCCTGTCCCAGATGAAGAAGGTGTGGCACGACGAGCGCCGGGAAAAGGAGGCAGCACGCCGGGAAGCCGAAGAGGCCGTCCGGTTCGCGCAATCCAAAGACGCGGAGATCAAGCGGCTGCAGGCCCGGATTGGTGAAGGCGAGAAGACGTTCACCGCAGAGCTGACCAAATCGATTACTGCCGAGGCTGCGTCCGCCAAACAGCGGCTCCAGCAGGCGTACGAAGAGGGTGACCCGGCCAAGATTGCCGATGCGCAAGAGGCTTTGACCGACGCCAAGATCAAGCTGAAGGAGGTGCAATATCGTAGGCCCCCTTTACAAACGGAAACGGAAGGTGTAGAACATCAACAACAGGTCCATGAACCCCAGCCTGTGGTAGACCAGAAAGCTTTGGCTTGGAAGGCGAAAAACACATGGTTTGGGGTTGATGAGGAGATGACTAGCCTCGCTTATGGCCTGCACCAGAAACTAGTCCGGCAGGGTGTCGATCCACGATCAGACGACTATTACCGCCGAGTGGACGAGGCAATGCGAAAGCGTTTCCCGGAGAACTTTGAGGGCGAAGAGCCCGACGACGATACCCCGGAACAGCCTCAGAAATCGAAGGCTGAAAAGCCTCGCAAACCAGCTACTGTGGTAGCTCCGGCAACGCGTAGCACCGCGCCAAACAAAGTGCGATTGACGCAGACGCAGGTGGCACTGGCCAAGAAGTTTGGTCTGACCCCCGAGCAGTATGCGAAAGAACTGATTAAACTGGAGAACCAGAATGGCTGATACTCGTACCCCTCGTGAGATGGAAAACCGTGAGCTTACCAAGCGTAAGCAGGCATGGGTTCCCCCTCAAACACTCCCCTCACCGAAGGAACAACCCGGTTGGGAGTTTCGTTGGATTCGGACTAGCTTGATGGGTCAGGTTGACCCTACGAATACGTCCGCAAAGTTTCGAGAAGGCTGGGTGCCGGTGAAAGCCGAAGATCACCCGGAAATCATGATGATCGCTGACCCGAATGGCCGGTTCCCCGGCGGTATCGAGATCGGTGGTCTGGTGTTGTGCAAAGCCCCGTCTGAGATGGTGCAGGCCCGGAACGATTGGTTCCAAAACCAAGCCCAAGCGCAGACCGAAGCTGTGGACAACAACTTCATGAGAGCCAGCGATGCCCGGATGCCGCTCTTTGCGGAGAAGCGCTCGGGTGTGTCGTTTGGCAAAGGAACCAAATAACCCAATTTTTAGGAGTATAAACAATGGCTTACCCCACGATTGACAAGCCGTACGGCTTGAAGCCGATCAATCTGATCGGCGGGCAGGTGTACGCCGGTTCGACCCGTCTGATGGCTATCGCCAGCGGCGAAGGCACCTCCATTTACTTTGGTGATGCCGTCAAGCTGAGCGGTGGCTACATCACCCGCGATCCGGCTGATTCTGCAATGGCTCCGGTCGGTGTGTTCGTTGGTTGCACCTACACCAACCCCACCACCAACCAGAAGGTGTTCAGTCAGTACTACCCGGCTGCTACCGTTGCTTCGGACATCCAAGCATACGTGGTCGATGACTACGATGCGCTGTTCAAGGTCGCTGTCGTTTCCGGAACCACCGTTGTCAGCGGCGTTACGCAGACCTCGGTTGGCTTCAATGCTGCGTTGCAAGACAACACCGGCTCGACCATCACGGGCGACTCGCAGGTTGCACTTTTGGTCAGCAGCGTTGCCACGACCAACACCCTGCCGGTTCGCATCGTTGATGTTGTTCCGGATACCCGTAACTCGCTGGGCTCGTACACCGAAGTGATCGTCAAGTGGAACTTCGGTATGCACGCCTACCAACGTGCCGAAGGCAACGTCTAAGGAGACTGAATCATGGCTATTTCTCGTTCCCAACTACTCAAGGAACTTCTGCCGGGTCTCAATGCGCTGTTCGGCATGGAATACTCGCGCTACGGCGAAGAGCACAAGGAGATTTTCGAGACCGAAACCTCCGAGCGTTCCTTCGAGGAAGAAACGAAGCTGTCGGGCTTCAGCGCCGCTCCCGTGAAAAACGAGGGCAACGCGATTGCGTATGACAATGCGCAGGAAGCTTGGACCGCCCGTTACAACCACGAAACCATCGCACTGGGTTTTGCGATCACCGAAGAGGCGGTCGAGGACAACCTGTACGATTCGCTGTCCAGCCGTTACACCAAGGCTCTGGCTCGCGCTATGGCCTACACCAAACAGGTGAAAGCTGCCTCGGTGCTGAACAACGCATTCGCGGCAAGCGGCTACAACGGCGGCGACGGCAAATCGCTGTGCAACACGGCGCATCCGCTGGTTTCCGGTGGCACCAACAGCAACACGTTCACGACCCAAGCCGACCTGAATGAGACTTCGCTGGAAGCAGCGGTAATTCAGATTGCTGGCTGGACCGACGAGCGTAGCCTGCTGATCGCTGCCAAGCCCCGCAAGCTTGTGGTTCCGGTCAACCTGATGTTCGTTGCAACCCGCCTGCTCCAAACCGAGCTGCGTGTTGGTACCAACAACAACGACATCAACGCGATCAAGAACAACGGCTCGATCCCGGAAGGCTTCACGGTCAATCACTACCTGACCGACACCAATGGCTGGTTCCTGACCACGGACGTGCCGAACGGCCTGAAACACTTCGTTCGCGCCCCGCTGTCGAACAGCATGGATGGTGATTTTGACACGGGCAACGTCCGTTACAAGTCCCGTGAGCGTTACAGCTTCGGCTGGTCTGATCCGCTGGGCATTTTCGGTTCCAGCGGCGCTTAAGTCGTAGAATCAAGCACTTAGCGTAGAGATTAGGCCCACTTCGGTGGGCCTTTTCTTTTGTGTTGACTACCCCGCCGCCTTTGATCTATATTACCTGTAACTAAGTCAAAGGAGGTTGTATGAGCTACCCAAAGACTCGTAAAGAAGCAAAAGAACAAGGCGCTACGCACTACTTCACTGGAAAGCCCTGCAAACACGGCCATATCGCCCTGCGCAAGACCAAAGGTGCGTGTATTGAGTGCCTGCGTATGGAGTGGCAACAGGGGGCGGAAACGCGTCGTGAATATTTCCACGGCTACAATCGTCGAGAAGAGATTAAAGAGCGGAAGCACGAGTGGTATTCACGAAACCGAGACAAAGTTATCGATCGGGCTAGGACTCGTCCGGCGGCAGTTATTCGCGGATACCGCAATACGTGGAAACAAAATAATGTTGCGCAGATTCGGGCGGATACCAAAGCGCGGCGGCGTAAGCATAGGCAAGCCACTCCGAAATGGCTCACGCGCAAGCAGAAGTCAGAAATTCGCCAGATTTATCAAATTGCTATAACCATGTCGCAGACCACTGGCGAGCAGTACGTCGTAGACCATATTGTGCCACTTCGCTCAGACGCGGTTTGCGGGCTGCATGTACCATGGAATCTCCGAGTTATCACTCAAACCGAAAACCTCAAAAAGTCCAATCAACTCATTGACGCCCCCGTAACCACCTGATATAAAGTGACAAGACCCCAGAATTTCACTCGTATCGACTGGCTGGGCAGACTTTGTAGAGACGATACGGGGATGTGCTACAACACGAAAGGATTCACATGGCTATTACCACTTTTGACGGCCCGATTCGCTCGCTTGGCGGTGTTTTCCAACAAGGACCGGGTTCTGTTATCGCAATCACTGCCAGCACGACCCTGAACCCCACCGCCCACGCGGGCCGGATTCTCACGGTTGGCGGCACCCTTGCGGCTGATGTTACGCTGACGCTGCCGACCATCAATGCTTCGGCAGACCCGACATCTTCGGGCCCCGGCGCTGACCCGAACACTCTGAACAACGAAGGTGTGGTTTACACCATCTGGGTTCCGACCACGATCGCCACCAGCAGCCTGAAGATCGGCACGGACGGCACGGACAAGTTCATCGGCACGATTCTCGGCGTTGATACCGACTCGACCAATGCGCTGGTTGCCTACACCGCTGGCGCTTCGGATGACTTCATCAACTTCAACGGTGGCACTACCGGTGGCGTTGCGGGTTCGTGGGTGCAGATCGTTGCGACTGCTGCACTGAAGTACATGGTCAACGGTGTTGCTCTGGGTTCCGGCGTCGTCGCTACTCCGTTCGCTACGTCCTAATAGGAGGGCGCTGTGAGGCCAATTCGAGTAACAGTAAGCTCGGCCACCACATCTGCGGTACTCCCGCTTGATCAGTATATTTCGCCGTTCAACATCGGGTTGGGCGTCAGCCTCAGTGCTGGCGCTTCCCTGACCTATACGGTGCAGCATACGTTCGATGACGTGTGGGCGGCTGGTTTTGATCCGGCCACGGCAAACTGGTTCAATCACGCGACGATGGCGAGCAAAACCACGTCGTTTGACGGCAACTACGCATACCCCGTGACCGCGATTCGACTCAATGTGACCGTCTACACCAGCGGGACTGCAACCCTGACTGCTGTGCAGGCGGGCATCAATAACGGCTAGAGGTGAGCATGAATC